ATGCAAACAATAGAACTCATGGTTGCAATTTTAGCACCAACCATCACCCTTTGTATTTTTTTAATTATACAGCTTGTTAGTATCACGAGCAGGTTAACTAAGTTAGAAACAAACTCAGATTTACTTCTAAAATGGGTTGCATGCCTAAATGGTGAAGTAAGCAATAAAAAGGAATATAAAGAATTTTTAGTTAAATTAGAGAAAGTTACCAAGGAAAAATTTGGAAATGAACCATGTGGTAAATAAAATATTACTCTAGTTTTTCAATAAAATTTGAAGTTTCCAACAATGTGATTTAGTTTTAAAATTTCATGAGGAATAATCATGAAAGAAATAACTGTTTTTATTAATGGAACTCCTAAAACTGTGGAAAAAAGAGATTATACATTTGTAGAAGTAGTTAAATTAGCAGGATATGATAAGGTTCATATAGAATATACGATGTCTTCTACAATTAAAGAAGGAAATGATCATCATCTTTATTCCATTGGTGATAAAATTAAAATGAAGGAAAATATGAGAATAAATGTTGACTTAACTAACAATGCTTAAAGTTTTAAAAAAGATTTAACACGTTCAATTAAACTTTTTGGGGGATTAAACTGTTTTTCTAGATCCTTTTTATCTTTTTCAATTACTGCTTCTCTCCTATGTTTAGGCATGGATTTTTCCCAAACAACCTTATCATTTATGATACAATAATGGGATTCGCATTCATGGAGCCAATTACCAAAAGAAGGTTTTAATGAAACTGTTTGACCATCGTAATTCAATTGATATCTAGCAGGAGCAAGAGATGCAACTATTTCTGCTCCACAACCACAAGGACATAAATGTTTTGTAACATTATATTCTAGTGAAACATAGAGAATACCATCTTCTATCTCCTCGGGGATAGTATCAACAAACTTATGATCCATGATTAATCAACTCTTCATCTATAATAAATACTGAATTGAATGTTATATCCATCGTGTTATAAAATTTAAAATATTTCTTCCATTCTATAACGGCTAATGCTGCATTAAGTGCATTTAATTCACTAATTTGAATATTTTGAGTATAAAGATTATCTTCATCTTCTTGTTCAGTTACAGGTATCTCTTTTAAATAACTCATATTTTCAGGAGTGACCATTGTTTTCCTGATCTGACCTCTTAATGAATCTCCAGAGTCAATTTTAGTTATTCCCATCCCCACATCTACAAAAGGTATTTTGAACTCGATAAGAAAGTCAACAATTTTTCCTTTGTCTTTTGAGTTATCAATAGCAACAAAAACAAAATCATACGATCTTAATGAGTCTACATTATTATCATCGATATATTCTTCGAAACTAATAATACCTGAACGAAATTTTTCATATTTATTTTTTAAATAGGATACTTTACTTTGGCGTTTTTCTAGTTCTTCTAAAGGTACTGCTCCAGGCATCCTATAAGCATTATGATTTTTTAGTTGATCTCCATCAAATAATGCAATCTCCTCAACGGGCGTTTTAGAGACATAGTCTAATATATACGCCCCAGTACCCCCTAAACCGACAATAGCAATTTTTTGATTTTTCAATTTGTTGTTAATCATAGTTATTCCTGCCCGAGCAGTATTTGTATCAGGATAATTAAATGGACTATCGTGCTCGTAAGAAACATAATCAAAATTCTTAGGTCTCACACTTGGATCGATAGACCGAACAGGAGCAGATAATAAAGTAATATACCTTTTCATTTTTTCATAAAAATTAGGATATCCACTATCAGGTCTAGAAGATAACTGATAATGGCCAACAATATTTTCTGTCAACTGATTTTTATTATTATTAATAACAAAAGGCAATTTATCTCCATTTTGGTTACAAGGAAGATCACCCGTAAACCATACAGTATGATCTTGCTGTGTTATAGTACTTCCAGTAAGATTAAATGGGCAGAAAATAGAAGCGAAATTTATCTCCTTGTTAGTATTCACATAAGGAATGCCATCAATAACTATGTTGTTATTAATGATTGAGATATTGTAATCTTCCTCTAGTTTTTTTAGATCAGGATTATGATCTATTAGTTGAGTCAACATTTATTCTCATTTCCTCCTTCATTTTAATTTCGTCCCCAACCGAATAACTTCGTGGATTTTTCCCATTTTTATTAGTTGATGTCATCGTATAATCTTTGGCAGCATCGTCATAACTACCAAAAGCCAATATAACTACCTCTTTAAATGTATAATCTCTTTTTTCCACAGTTTTAGGAGTTCCATTTATAATTACAGTTATTTTTTTCATAATATTCCTCCATTGGATCAATGAATAACAATTTAATTAAATACAGGTTTAACATCCTCAATTACAGTTAATGAATTAATAAATAAAAAAATTAAAAAATAGGAAAAATTTTTCGATATAATGTTATATATAGGAAAGACACTGATATTCAATAGTAGTGATATTACTGCAATTACTGTTGAATGCTAAGGGGGTACCCTCCCCTTATTATTCTTTTTCATGATATCGGCCCATAATTTGGCCCCTTCGCCCATTCTTAGAATTTCTTTGGCGAATGCGATAATCTGCATGGACCTTGGGATTGTTAATCCTTTCTTTAGCCATAGACTTTTCACCTCCTTTAACTTTTTTCACCCTTACTGTAGGAGGGGTGAGCTTGATAGATCTATTAAAAAAATGATTTTTAGAAAATCACTTTCCTTCTCAGTATACTATAAGCACCTGTTTAAAAAAAATCTTATTAAACAGTTTAAAGATATTCTAAGCTCTGACAAAGCCAACATTTATTTTTAGTCTTTAGTCTGTTCATATTTGATAGAATAAAGTCATATTCTCTCTTACTGCATTGGTTTATAACACCACTACGACGACCTAATGGTGGATCCCATTTGGTGAAGAATTCACTTATAACATAATAAACGATTCCAGTGATTACTATTGATTTATCCTTTTTCGGATGGATTTGAGTAAGTTTATACTTTTTTAGTATGTAAAAAATCCGTTCTGCCATTTGAGGATATTTTTCAATTTTGAATCCTAATTTTGCTAGGATTTTATTTGCCAGTTCAATTTTATTATTCATTGGTTTGTAGTTGGTTCCTCTCCATTGAGTTGAACCTTCTTGGCTTATGTAGGCTTTCCGATAATTAAGAACATTACACACGTCTTTCGTGGTGTATGGAAAACTATTGCCTTCTTTATATGGATTAGCATTTACAATGGGGCCGGAAGTTGGAACTTTACCAGTTTTGGTATATGTTTCCATTTGTTCCAGCCAAATATAACCTCTCCAACCACTATCCATATCTTTAGTTTTATTATGGAATTGATTGGTTTGATAAATTCCAGGATTTTCTTCAAGTATTCCATGAGATTTTTGGATATGCTGATCATTTCTGATTTCAGAATAAGATACATTCTCAATTACTAAACCACACCGTGAGCAGCTATGTTCGCCCATCTTTGAATCATGGTTTAATACTCTGCAACTACATTCCGGACATTTAAAACCTTGATCTTTTGGAAATGGAATGTGTTTTGCGTGAGGGAGATTATGTTGGTATAGTTGCAGATCTTTCAAATATTTATCGGAATTTGTAAAACTCTCAGAGTCTTTAACCACATCTAATACAGGTTGAATTCCAAAAAATTCTCCAATGAATTTTGTTCCACTATTTGGCACTTAATAATACCTCCATTTAAAAAAAGTAGATATTTATGGAGAATTATTAATCCCAAAATTTTAAATATTATGAACTTTAACTTTTAATTGCTAAGGGGTGTTAGCATATTTTTTAGCATAAGTTAAGTCCTGACAATTTTGCTCCAACAATTTGTTATGGACGTTTTTGGAATTATGGGGGATAGATGTTGCTGCATCTTCCCCTTAATACCCCATCTTTTCTACTTCTTTTCTTCATTTTACATAATTTATCCTATTACCTTCTTTTATTATTAAACTTTGCTATCCTCCAAACTGTTCTGATTGTTTAGTAAATGACATGTTGATACTTTTCAAGTGCAATATTTTAACTAATTCTTAGTTTAAAATGAAGTTCCCTCAGAAAATGGAGCATTTTGGTAAGCAGACCTACCTTATTACCATTCATATAAGTAAGTTTTTATTGACGTTAATGTATTCTCAATACTCAATTTATTAAAATTAATCATGACAAATAAGCTAATTCTCTGAAGTATGGAAAAAATTTATCATGGAGAAAGAATTTTGACTGAGAAGACACCCTGGATTGCTGTGGATAAAATAAAACCACACCCTGATAATCCCAACGAACACACACCAGAACAGATCCAGAAAATAGCCAGAAGTATTGATGAATTGGATTGGGGACGTCCAATAATTATCAGCCAAGATAATTACATTCTCATTGGCCATGGAGCTTATGAAGCCGCCACTGATATCTTACATCAAAAAAAGGTCCCTTACCGTAGAGTAGAACATATTCACAGTTCATCTGAAGCAATTGCATTGATGCTCTCTGATAATAAACTTGCAGAATTATCTAATTGGAATTATGGTAAACTTCAACCACTACAACATAACTTAGAAATCGCAGGATTTGATACAGCATTAACTGGTTTTGAAGATACAGAACTTCGAGAAATTAAAAGCAAATTAGAAAAGCCGAATGATATTATTGAAGATCAGTTTGATCAAGATAAAGTTACAGAAAGCATCTGCCAAAAAGGAGACATATGGCAGTTGGGAATGCATCGATTAATGTGTGGGAACAGCACCAAACTAGAGGATGTTAAAAAGTTGATGGATGGGCAACTTGTAGATATGGTTTTCACAGATCCTCCTTATGGGGTGGATTATTCAGGGGGTGCGATGACTCCTCGTAAAAAATTGAAAGGGGATGAATCTACAGATCTTTATATGCCCTGTTGTAAAATGGCTGCCAAATTTTCAACAAATGAAGCTCCATTATATTTATGGCACGCTGGCGTTAAAGCGAGTGCAGCTGCAACTGCTGCAACTGCTGCAGGTTATAAAATTCGATGTGAAATTATCTGGAACAAAAACCAGGCCCAATATGGAGCCTTAGGTGCGCAATACAAACAAAAACATGAACCTTGTTACTATTGTTACAAAGAAGGTTACACTGTTAATTGGAATGGCCCCTCAAATGAAATCACGGTATGGGATATTGAACGTAGTCAAAAGAACGAGTACCACCCAACTCAAAAACCAATTGCATTAGCTGCTAGGGCTATTTCTAACCATAACACTAATACAGTTCTTGATTTATTTGGAGGAAGTGGATCAACCCTCATGGCCTGTGAACAACTTAAAAAACAGTGTTATATAATGGAACTGGATCCGCACTACTGTGATGTGATTATCAACAGATGGGAAGAATTTACAGGACAAAAAGTTCAATTGGTGAAATAATAAAAAGACAAGTTGTTTTAATCCTTATATTGAATCATTATGGTTCTTAACGTGCGCAAATCTTAAAATAATACCGATTAGCCCACCAAAAGCACTAACTATTCCATTAAATAATGTATTACTCATTATAATTATTATCATTGCGTTTATAGGTACATTAATGCCATCAAAAAAATAAGCTAACTGACCAAGTATTGCACAAATGGAACCCCCAATTAACCCAATCAATAATCCTGTTATTGCTCCTTCCTTAGCATATTTTCCATCAGTAGTGTATCCGGCAAATAAACTCACTAGGAAGAAAGCTATTGGAACCATATATCCTACTTTTCTGAATCCCAATTCATTTAAACCAATAAGAAAAATCAGGCAAAGAATCACTGCTAAAATTGAACCTATCAATATTTTTTCCCAATGAATCATTTAATATCTCCATTATAACATTATTTAACAATTTAATAATATCATTTAAATATTATTGTAATAATCAGTAAAAGCATTCTTATGTTTCTGAATAAATTGTGAATAATTTTCATCAGAAACTTTTAGAAGCCTTAGTAGACTTTTGAAGCATATTATCACCATCCAGATTGTTGCTCCAGGGCCTTCTTCATTTTTAAAGATTTTAATGTCTATTACTTCACCATTGTTTCCAGTGTAACCATACATCATGTTCTGGACTTTTTGATATTTTTCTTCTTCCAAGTCAGGATCTACATAGATCAGTATGTTTTCTCGCACGTATCCCTGGTCGTGTTCATATTCTTTCATCTGCAAGTATTTTAAAACAATAAGGAATCCCTCCTAGGATCCATATGATCTATGATCTGGGTCTTAAGCAGCGTCGTAGAGCATAAGAGAACTAATCAGCAGAAAAGAAGGGGATACTATGAGGGAGAAACAGAAACACATTGATGCTTTTGATTATTTTTACCAGCTGGGTGGTGCCGCATCTGCAGAAAATTGCAGTTTAGTTGCAGATAAGTTTCAGATATCTGAACGGACCTTTTGGAATTGGTATAAAAAATTAGGATGGAAAGAAAGGGTCCACTTGCGCAACATTGATGTTGGTAAACGGGTGGAAGAGAAGACCAACATTTCCATTGCAGACAATAAAGCCAATTACTTGTCCTATGTTCATAAGTTGTTCAATGATTGGAAGGCTAAGGTGGATGCTGGTGAGGCTCCGGTTGAGATTAAATCGGTTAGTGATGTTGATAAGATTGTGAAATTGGCATTACTTTTACAGGATGAGGCTACTGATAAGACTGAGACTTCGGTCACGGGTACTTTTGATATTAAGGCCCAGGGATTAGAACGGCTGCGGCGGATTGAGGCAGAGCATGACAGCGTTGACAGTGGCCATCCCGAACTCGGAGGAGTTGCAGGCCAGGGTGAACCTGGAACTGAGAACGATCCAGAAGCAGCAGCCGGCGATAAATAGTATTGAAGATCTGATTGATTGGAAGATTACTGTTTGGGAGAAGCAGTACGAGGTTGATGATCGGGTTAGGTGTCTTTGGCAGTCTTTGTCCCGGGATGAGAAGGATAATTTTTATGATACGGTTATTCTGAATGCGTATATTCCTGTTGTTCCATTTTTTCAACAGATATTACTCCTAGTTACTAATGGGTCCACTTTGTATGGTGGTGCTCGTGGTGGTGGTAAGTCTGAGGCCAGCCTCATAGCTGCACTTCAATATGTTGATTATCCTCAATGGAAAGCTGGTATCTTCAGATTAACTTACCCTGACCTTTCAGCACCGGGGGCCATAATGGACCGGGCCTTGGACTGGCTGAGTAAAGACAGGAATCCCCTACTTGAAGAGGCAGGTATTGCTCCACGTTGGGATAAAGCTGATAAGGTTTTCATCTTCCCCAGTGGTGCTAAGGTTAAGTTTGCCCATGTTCAGTATAACAAGGATGCTGACAAATACCAGGGCAGTGAATTCCATTTACTAATTTTCGATGAAGCTGTACTTTTCACGGAATACAAGATCACCAGAATAAAAGGTTCCAATCGTAAAAAAATCAATGACCCTCTCCCGATAAGGATTATTTTCACAGGTAACCCGGGTGGTATTAGTCATGATTATTTCAAGGAAAGATTCATTGATGGTCCGGGCCTGTTCATTGACAGTAAATACACTGACAACCCTTACCTGGACCATGATAAATATGAAGAGATTTTTATTGAGATTGAAGACAGTGACCCTGTATTGTGGAGGCAGTGGAAGCATGGTGATTGGAATGCCATCCCCGAGGGTAAACTCTTCAAACGGAAATGGTTCACCAAGGCCAACAGGCTCTATGAAGTTATCACTGAAAAAATACTTCAATGGGTAAGGTTCTGGGATCTGGCCGCAACCGAGGAAGAAGATGACACCAAACAGGGAGGAGCAGATTGGACCGTGGGAATGCTCCTGGGCCTGGGTGAATCTGGTAAAGTTTACCTTGAAGATATTGTAAGATTCCGAAAAGATGCAGATGAAGCTGAAGAACTTATCCTGGAAACTGCCCGGGAAGATGCAGAAAAATATGGTCGGATTAATGTCAAGATCCGGATAGAAAAAGAAGGTGGAGCATCAGCCAGTTACGTGATGAACACCTTCAGCAAATACCTCCCCGGATTTGACTTTGAAGGCCACAACGTACAACGAAAAAGCAAACTAGACCGGGCTAGAGCATTTGTTAGTTTCATAAAACATGGCCACCTGAAAATACGAGAAGGAGCAAGCTGGATAACCACATTCATTAATGAAATATCATCATTCCCTACCAAGGGAATCCACGATGACCAGGTGGACACCCTCAGCGGAGGATTAAACGAATTATTCTATGGTGAACAACCACCCGAACGTATACCATTCAACCCACACCTTAGGAGCAGACGATAATCATGCCAGAAAATAAACGACAAATGAACCCCCCTGTGATGAGCAACACTGTAGTTGATCAACTCAGCCGGGCCATGCGCAGGTACGACCCCCACTTCAGAACCTGGGCATACAGACAAGTAGCAGATTATCCTGTTCCCAGTGAAGCAGAACTACTAGTCCATTACCTCCGTGGAGGTGCCGGGCCATTCATAGATATCAAGATGTATGTGGAGCTCGGTGTAGGTTGGACTTTAAAACCCAAAGGCTTCCGGGATGAGGAAGATGGCCAGGAAGCTAAGAAGATAGTTGATGAAAGATTCAAGAAAATGGACTTCCATGGGACAATGATGGAACTTGACATGTTTTACCGTACACTGGGCCGTGCATGTTTAGTTAAAACTTATGACTTGAATGGTGATTTCTATTTCAACAAAAACGAAAAAATCACCGGAGCCGACAGCATCAACCCAATGACACTCACCGATGCCAGCCTTAGGAAGGTCATGGCAGACCGTGCAGGTATAGAACCATTCGTTCAGCAAGTTACAGGTGAAGTAGGAACCCCTGGAACAGTGCCAATTGAACAGGACCGAGTAATCTATATCACCAACAATCCCTTCGCAAAGCACAGCACCTACGGAAACAGTGACCTGAACAATTCCATCACAGACCTCAGAACCCTGGCCGGGTTCCCCCATCACCGTGGAAGCCTGGCAAGAATATACTCCCATATGCACCGAATAGTCACCATTGACAGTGAAAAGATAGCTGGAACAGAGTATGGTCAGAAAATAAAAGAAGACCCAGTTGAGGCCCAGAAATACATGGATGACACTGCAGAGTTCTACCGGAAACAGGAGAAAGAAGGCGGTACTGTTGTAAATATGGATTGGGAGAAAGTCGAACAATCCAGCTGGGCCGGTAAAGAAGTTAAACTATCCGACCTGGAAAGGCAAACACTGGAGTCAATCGCATTCAAACAAAAAGTTCCATTACCTTTACTTTTATTCGCTCAATATGTGAACCGGGACACCCTGGAAACCCTGAACGATGTATTCGTGAATGTGATGAATAACGGTGTCAGGGACAGGGTGTTCACACCAATTATTGAAAACACAGCCCAGGAAATATTATTCCAAAATGAAATCAATGAAGGTTACCTGGAGGTCCAATACAATCCCTTCCTCAGTAAAGATTTACTCAAATTATCTCAGATTATTAGCAATATCTGGCCCACAAACAGTATAAGCAGACCAGACATCCGAGAATGGATGGGAATGATCATGGAACCCAACATGGGAGGAGATGCCTGGAAGGATCTGGATCCAATGCCACAAAACCAGACCACAACCCCATCTTATACTACCCCTGTCCAGGAGAAAAAAGTGGATCCTAACCTGGTCAAATCAGTGGACCAGTACCTTGAAAAACGTGGCCTTGTCAAGTTCTTCTAAACTTTTTCTTTCTTTTTCGATAATCTGATTCTTAAAAAAAATAACCCCCATGAGCTGATGCTATGTGTGACCGTTGCCAAGAACTAGAAGAAGAATTGAAAGGAAAAGTTCTCTCAGATAAAGATTTCTTCCATTCACTACTATATGATGCAGGTATCATTTCCAAAGCTGCGGACCCTGGTACACCTAATTTTAAAGCTAATAAGAATCTGGGTGAAGGCACGGCTAGTAAGGATGAACTCAGATATCGTCAAGCATTGCAGGATCTGCTCCAAAAATTATACAAAAATGTTAAAGAAGTTGACACCTCCAGGGATGAAGATAAGGTTGAATCAGAAATCAATACTCTCATCACTGAATTCATCGAGGAAGGCCAGACAATAGCAGCTGAACATGTGAATCTGATCTATGATAAAAACTTGGAACTTGCTATTAAGAAACTTAAAAAACTCGGTATTAAAAATCCGAAAGTTCCTAAATCCCAGCCAACCCGGGAAGCATTACTCGCCTGGCAGAAGTTTAGTATTGAAAAAATAGGTACAACTATTCAATTGGATTTGAAAAATGAACGTTTAGGAAGAAAATACTTTGAGGAAGCCTATGGTTCGAAGAAAAAAACGGGTTGACCTTGAAGATGAATATGAGTTTGAAGAAGAATACGATTCAACCTTCAACAAAGCTTCAGATGAATCAGATAACTCACTTCTTTTCATAGGTGCAACTGCAGGTATCATTGCACTCACAGACATTCTCGGCTCATTATCATCCACTGAAATGGAGACGGTGCTGGCCAGTACTGGTGAAACATCCACTGCCACTATTGAAAGCCTGGATTACATCACAGCAATCATCCCAGAACAATCCCTCCCCGCAATTGAGCAGGCTGTTACTTTCTCCCCTGAGGAATTGTCTCATCTTAATCAGATGATGGAGGAGGCCAAACAGTATAGTCGGATGATGGATCCGAATACTGTGGAAAATATATCATTCAGCAATCAGTCCCGAATCGCTGACCAGATGGGAATGTTTGGTGGGGTGGAAGCAGAGAAAAATGGGAAACTTGAAGCCTATTATAATGAATCTGTCCTGATTCCATGGGTCACTGTGGGTGATGATAGTACTTGTGAAGATTGTCTTGAACTTGAAGCTAAAGGCCCATATCGTCCTGATGAATTCCCAGAACCACCACATTATGGTTGCAGGTGTGAACCTGGAGATCCAATTATCATCTTACCTGGTGAAGTTGATGATGGGATTAGTATGGGTGGTGTTGATGATAGTTTCACCCAGATGGCCAGTAAAAAGCTGAGGAATTTGTTTAAAAAAGTATTCCAGTTCTTCCAATCTTGAATAATATTTATTTTAATATCTTATTTTTTAAGGAGTCCATTAGCTTATGTTTATCAAAACAGCCAAGACTGATGATTATATCATCTTATCCAACCCGAACCATCCACTGTCTGATTTCAGACGGAATAATAAAGGTGACATCAACATCACAGGCACCACCAACCATGGTGCAGGTGTTACGGCCAGACGAGGATTACTCCGGGGGAGTGGGAAATCAGAGGATATTGATTACCTTTTTGATACTTCTAAATTCACGGAAGAAACAGCCCGGGAGTGGTTAGACAATTATAAGGAGAAATCAATCATGAAGAATGCTTTGTTAAATAAAGATTTCAATTTCACCATGCCTTTAATCAAAGGCTATGAAGGTGATGATGGCTATTATCACACTCAATTTGCGATAAGTACAGCCCAACCTGATTTACAGAATGACCAGATGACTGAAAATGCTCTGGAAAGCATGTTAAATCAAATTAAAGGATTGAATGTTCAAGGGAATGAATTAAAAGGAATTAATATTGATGATTCACATCAAAAAGGATTAAAATCAATCATAGGTCCTGTTACTGATGGGTGGATTGATGAATCTAAACAATTATGGGTTGATCTAAGAGTTAGGGAAGAATGGGAGAAAACCATAAGAGATTTAGAAAATTCTGGCAGTTATTTGGGGGGCAGTATCTATGGAAAAGGAACAGCATTTCTCGAAGATGATGGGACAGGAATCACTAAGATTGATGATGTTTTCCTTATGCGTGCTGCATTAACAGACACTCCTGCTGCATGGGATACTAGAAGAACAGCAAGTGATGTTTCAAAAATCTGTCCTATGTGCACTCAAATCATGAAATCATTAGAAATTGAAAACCCGGAGGGTAACAATGTGAAAAAATCTGTAATCAACGTGGAAGAAGCTTACGAGTCCGTAAGGAACGATATCAACGAAGCTTTAGACCAGAAATATGGCGAGACAATGGAAGGTGGCTGGATCAAACGAGAGTGTTATCTCAGATACACCATGCCAGAATCAATTATCATTTCAACAGACTCTGGAGATTTATATCAGATTCCATACACCCGGGACACCAGTATGGAAGATGAAGTTCAACTAGGTGACCCAGTACCTGCAACTAACCAAATTGTAACTAAAATGATTGAAAAAGCTGCATGGATACTTAAATCAGATAAACCAAACGGAGGCGGTAATTTGACCAAAGTAGATGAAACAATCCCGGAAGAGATGGATGAGAAATTAGTAGACAAAATAAAAAGCCTGAGTGATGATGGGAAGAAATTCCTGAAATCTATCCTTGGAGTTGAAGACTCTGAGGGAGATCCTGGTGGAAACCCCACCCCATCAACCAGTGTACAGGTGAATAAAAACATGATATCAAAAGACGATGTTCAAAAGATGTTAGACACTCAGAAAGAGGACATTAAGAAAGAGTTCGAGGCCGAACGCAAGGAAGACAAAGAGAAAATCAAATCTCTAGAAAAGACCGTTGGTAAACGTGAAGAAACTATATCCAAACAGGAACACGACGACCTCGTAACTAAAGCCCTGAAGAAAACCCAGGACCTGGGCAATGAAGATGTGAAAACCGAGGAAGACCTCCTGAAATTCCTGGAAAAAGAGGAAGATTTCACCGAGGATGAACTCAAAGAAGACCCTGACACCTGTATCAAAACTGCCATGAGGGGTTGGAAAGTAGCATCCAAGTACATTCCAGCTGGTAAACTACCACGCACCGATGAGAATGAGATGCAGAAAATGGCAGACAAACACGCTGAAAAGGCAAAGGAAATTAGAAAATCCCTCAGTGAAAGGGGAACAAAATAGGAGGATGATGTAAATGGCTAACAAACCATATTACGGCCATGAAATGGCCATAGAAGTAGCAGCTGGAGAGGCACTCCCTTACTACTACCTAACCAAATTCCATGCCACAGATAAGACCAAGGTGGTTAAGGCCACTGCTGGATCAGTACCTATCGCCGTATCTGTACCCTCAGAAGACAGCATGGGACCTGATGGTAGTGGAGGAATCGTACCTAAAACCCAGTGGAAAACTGGAGAAAGACCCACACTATACGATAAAGGAGTCGTATACGTGAAATTAGGTGAAACCGTAGTTGCAGGGCAGAAATGTATCCCTGGTGCCACTGCAGGACTGGCATATGCTCAGGATGAACCCACCTTTACTGATGCAGAAGATGCAGATCTAACTGCACCAACTGTACCTACCGAGTATGCCAAGGCAACTATTGACACAGCCCTGGACACCTACAACACATCTGTTGAAGGAGCAATCAATGCTCTGGTGGATTTAATCAATGGATTGATTGATGAAATTCAGGCAGCCAGAACCTCCGATGCCAGTGTTTTAGGGGAGTACATGGTTGGTGGAGATGCAGGGGATATTGTCCCAGTTAAAATAATAAAATGAGGTGAATAAGGATGAGTTTACCAGATGGATTAGTAAATTATTACGATGCGGAGGTAATCCGTGAATTCGATGAAACCATTGTAGGGATAGATCTGATCGCAAAAGGCCCAGATCTTCCTGCAGGAACTGGCCGTGTCACACGACCAGTGGTCAGTAAGTTCACCGGAAAAGCCAAGCGAGGTTACAGAGTACGTGAAGTTCCACGTGAAACTGCAGACAGAACCCAGGTCAGTGTAACTGTCATGGAAAGTGTCTACGGATTCGCACTTCATAGAAAAGAATTAGAAGCCTACGAACGAGAAGGTACTTCTGCCCTTAACATCGAAGAAGCACTTGAATGTGCAAGGATTGTGGCTGAGGATGTTGATGATATTATATTCAACGGAGACACCGATGCCGGAGTTAAAGGAATCTATGCTGATGCTGGAGATGATTTCACTGTAACAACTGGTTATGAGTGGAACACTCCTGTTAACAGAAACCCAGAAGATAACATCATAGATGCACTTGCAAAATATGAAGCTTCTGGAATATACAGTGGGAAGAAAGCCAAACTCTGCCTAAGCCCCATGGCCTACAGGTACGCTTGGAAAAAGCAACCAGCAAGTGGGATAGTGTATATCGAGGAGATTGCTAAACAGTTCAGCACCACACCCGATAATATCTACGTTTCCAAATCAATCCCTTCAACTGGTGGTTTAATCTGTGGTTTTGATAAGAGAATAGCTGAAAGGAATGTTGAAGAAGAACCCAACTTGATCGACTTCGATTTACAGCCTAACAGTGAATATCCTTTCAACCTCGAAACTTACCAGGCATTCCATGTTAAGAAAACTGATGGTTTCCTGCAGCTGAAAAACTTAATCGACCCAGCCCTAATAGGGTAAATTCTTCTCTATTTTTTTTTTTAGGAGGCAATAATTATGGCTAAAGATGAAGTTGAAATCGAGAAACCATTGAATCTGTCAGAGAAATCACCCGAGGAACTTGAAGATTTACAGTCGAAGATAGAATCACAGAAAATAGAGAACCATCTTCAGGAAGAAGAAAAACGTATCAAGGCCATGGAGTGCCCATTATGTGGCCGGAAACTCGGACTCAAACCTGCTAAGTATATGAAAACCGGGAACATCCCCGAAGAAATCGAATGCAAAAAATGTGAAAAACTCCTCACCGTTTCAATCATCTACAAAGACGACCCTGAAACCACCAATGCAGAGATCAACATCAAACCCGGGAACTATGCCTGGGAAACCAAACTACCCGTACAATGGACAGATAAACATGTAACCCGCTGGGCAGAGGAAGAAATGCTGAAAATCAAAGAAAACAGAAGCACCCTATCAATCAATGAACAAAAACTCTTCAGACTCTTATATCTGGGTTTGAAGAAACAGAAAATAATCAAATAAAAAAAGGAGGAGTAAGGGGTGACCTATGCAGATCCAGGGGTAGTAACTACCCTGACAAATGAAGTAATGGCAAACATGGAAGAGCCAGTAGCAACTGCCACATTAACCAAGGCTCTTTCCCATGCTGATATCAAGATAAACAGTGAACTACGCAAGAACAGTATCCCAATTCCCACCATCCCCGAAACCATCGATGAAGAAGATCCAATCAACAACTTACTCGAAGCCGGCACATTATACGCATCAGCATTTATTTTCAACACAGCCTACAGTGGCAATGAAACATTAAGTCCTGCAGCTCGGGACTACAAATCAGATGCAGATCTCCTGGTGGAGAGTTATATTGAAATCATCAGAGAAGGCTACCAAAAAGAAGACCCGGACAATCCAGTTAGTGTTAAAATACCAGTGGGTAGTCTGGTGAGGAGATGCTGAATCAATGGGATCTATTTCTACAACCAAAGATGATCAGGTAACTCCATATCTGGAAGAGATTCTGGGTAACATATTGCCTCAAACATCCAACTTGTTGGATGACATTTCCGATATTGAAGTAGAATATATGCAATCTGAAAACCCCATAGGTGAAACACAACAACTTAATGATCTGACAATGTGGGAAGCATTCAGTGCACTTGTCAGATACATTTTCAGTGCTGCAGGCCATTTCGAACCCATCGTTAATGGCCATGCAATATTAGGACCATTCCTTACTGAAAAACAGCGCAAGTGGTGGTTTTGGTATTTGAATGAAGTCTTAGGTGGGGATTATGATGTCAAATATGGAACTGGAAACAGTACTCCTCCTAATGATTATCCTAGTACATCACTAGTTGCTTCAGATGCAGATGTTGACTCGCGCTGCGAACAATTCCTTGATGAATTCTTGGGAAGTTGAAAATCATGACTGATATTAAGTTAAGATTGTTCCAATTCAGGGATGTTCACACAGCTTTAATTAATTGTGTGAAAACATTCATCGACCCTGAAACAATACCTGACCCTGAAGATCCAGACGCTCCTAGTGCCACATCATTATTTGGTAAAAATGTCCGTAAAAGCAGACCTTCCAAGATAAGCCTTTATGGAACAACCATGGGTGTGGCCAGCCTTGACACTACTAATATGAAAACTTCAGGGATGGGTGGTGGACTCGTTGCTGAGGTAAGTGGTGGTTTGCAGGTATGGGTCAAAGGGAGGAATGATGATTCGGAGGATAGATGCAAACATTATTGTGATATTGCTAGAGCATATTTCCAAAACAAGAACATCATCGATTTTCCAGGGGTGACAATCAAACCCACCAGGAAAGATCCCAAATGGGTGAACATCAACCTTGCAGACCCACGCACCACTAAAACACCTGTTTTTTATACTTTAGGTTATGTTGGATACATCCTCACAATCTCGAAAAAGAGAACAGCATATGTTATTTCTTGAATCCACTTGTATTATTCTGAATTAAAAAAAACTATTCAATGGAGGTATTTTTTTCATGTCTAAAATGACTCAGAAAGGACTTGAAAAAACTGTAAAACATTACACTCAGGCAGGTGATTATCAATCTGCCAGGAACTATATTGAAAACTTTGGAGATGAATTCAAAACATTCGATAAAGAAACAGCTCTTAAATCAATAGAAGAGGCTGAAAAAGGGAAAAACCTAAGGAGGAATAAAAAATGGTAGTAGTAGATATAGATCAAATGGCCAACAGCACCCTAGATGGCTCAAACATGCTTTTAGTATTGGGAGTGCCACAAGAAGACACATTCGTCCAACTAACCGGGACCATCGACGGGACCAACAAAGTGTTCCAATTCCCATTAACTCACTATCCTATCTATCCTAAAAACGGTAGGACCATAGCACCACTGCCTGCAGATGTCGTGATCGTAACCAGAAAAGGAACCACTGACACTGTGGTAGCAGTGACTAGTGTAGAAACCATCACCGATCCAGACACTGATTATACTGTGTATGGTGCAGTTGAACTAACCACAGCACCAACAACTGAAGGTGCAGATGGAGTTTATGGTAAATGTGTGACCGAAGCAGATGTGTATGTCCAGCAGAGCCTAAAACCCAAAGAAGACCAGAACAAAGACAAAATAGGGCGAATGGGAAGTAAGAAAAAATACACAAAATACCAAGGTATTGAAACAACCCTCGACGTAGAAGCAATTCTTTCCGACATGGCAATGATCATCTTAGGGAATTATGAAGAATACACAGGAACCGAAACTGTGGAAACCGGATACACATTATATGAGCACCGAGACAATCCCAAATTACTCTATGGCTACATCCCCATCTACAGTGGAGATGAAGAAGACGACCCCATAGACCGAGAAGTCATGGGAAGAATCATCCTAGAATCAGTGACCAAAGATCCTACACTACCTGAAGGTAAAGAAGGTGACAACATTACAGCATCATTCACACTAAACATAGGCGACAAACCCAAAATACTACTCAAGGACGCAGCATAAAAAGTTGCTTCCATTTTTTTTTATATTTGAATTAAAGGAGGATATTTTCAATGGTAAGAGCACGAATTAAAATACCTCAACTTTGCCCAACTGAAAAAATAAAAATAGAGGGTAATAAAATTGAATTAAGAGGATATAAAGCAGCAGACAAAGAATTTGAAATAGCTGTTAAACATCTACGAAATGAGGCAATGATTGTCCAGGGAAAACTTAACAGAATCATCCGAACTGAAGAAGGTGAAATCAAACCTGATAAAGATTTCACTGAAGAAGAGTTCCAGGACTTAATCAAATTATATGATGAAATTGATGAAATAGCCAATCAAATGCTCTATGATGAAAACGGTGAAATGAAAGGACCATTAGCTTTACTCGCCCAGCGGGGGCTCAAAAGATTTTACTATCCTGGAAAAACATCATCTGAACTTGATGAGATAGAAGATATTGAAATTACTGAAGGGGATGCCAAGTTAATTGGAAATACTATGATATCTTTAGCTAATCCTCCAAGAGGTCTTAAAAAGTCAATCCAAGCAGTAGAAAAAGAACAGGATGATGATAAGGGAAAGTCCGAAAAAGAATAAGAAGAAAAAAGAACTTAACAGCGCAGGAAGAAGCAGAAGAATTCAGAAAGCTAATGACCAATATCTGCTGTGAAACCGGATGGAAAGAAGACTATGCTTATGAATTAGACATGATCAAGATCTACGACATAATTTATCGTGACCTAGAATACTTCCCAGAAGGCACACTTGACAACAAAAAGGATTTCGAAGACAAAAAAAGGATATTAAGGGGAATTTAAATTCTTTGGGATTTTCTTCAGATTTTAATTCATAATACCCTTTAAAGTTTTGACAAACGGGATATCCCAAATAAAGTCCCCAAATCTTTCCTTTATTTAAATTGACATCTTTTTGAAGCATCTATACTCTACTTATGCTAATATTGATCAGAAATAACAATTTTTAGAAAATTATTTATGCATAATGATATTTAATTATGATAGGGTGTTACCATTGCTAGATTTAAATTAATACCATATACTATTGCTATTAAAACTAAAGGAACTAATGATTATTCTCTTGTTGATCAAATTGGGGAGAATAAAATTGATTTTTATGATATCTTCATCAAATTTCTTGAAAATAAAGATCACAGAGTACTAGAGGATCATAAAAAGACATTATATGTTCATCAAGTAGAACCAGATGGGCGAAACATTTTTGGTCAATTCAAATCAGGCGAATATGATATCACTGCTGATTTCTTCAACATTGAGGAAGAAGAATTAACAGAAAATGCCCGAACGGCTAAAGATTCAGAAGTATATCCCTATTTTTTTCACCTGAATGTTCCTAAAAATTCTGATAGGGCATTATTGATTTTACAAACATTTAGTATTCATGCGATAAAAACCGTGATTGAATTGGCTATTAATTCTTTTTTGGATGAATTGAATGATCCAAAAAAATATGATAAAAAGGAAATTTTAAAGTTTAAAGATATTAGTAATTATTCAATTAAAATTAGACCATTAATTTCGGAAAAATTATTAGAAAAACTGCAAGATTCTGAAGGGGTTTATACCATTAAACTGTTCCGTAGAAAAATTTCTAAAAATTCTGCAAAAAGATTATATAATGCAAAAACAGGAAAAAAACAATTAATGGGAGACCCGACTAACATTAAAGAAACACTAACATATTCTCTTATAAGCCCAAAAAAGGGCCTTTTTGATAAAGAAAATATAGCAGATTCTATTAAAAATGTTAAAACAAACTTTGCTGAAATTTTTGAAGAAGATTATGATCAAATTTCGATTGGTGTGAGAATAGATGGAACCGATCATAGTTTAGTTTTTGGGAAAAAAACTAATGGATATAAAGAAGTATTGCCATTAGATGAAGAAAAAATTACACTTGAAAAAGGATTTCCAGAATATGAATATATGAAAAGCACGTCTAAAGGATATTTAAATTATTTAACTGAATAAGTACCGGAGAGATCATAATGTTGGATTTAATTGATTTTTCATCGATCATTGAACAACATTACCGAAATCTGTTAGATGATTCAAATAAAATAAATATAGTAATCCTATTTTTTATTATTCCTGTCTTCATCTCTTTAGTTCTTGTATTATGGAACTTTCTATTAAATAAAGATGCAATTAATGGTCTTCTTGTAGCTTTTACAATATTTACAGCTATTCTCCCAAATGTAATTGTTATTCAAATTGGAATAAGAAAAGATCTCAAAGACAATGAAACATTCACTAAAGATTCAGTTGATGTTTCAGATCATTTATACACTGATTCAGTATACTCCTTGTTAATATCAGTTCTGATACTTTCTTTAATGATTTTAATATTAATTACTAATAAAACAGGCCCGTATGCAAGTTTAATTATTTACATTTTAGTGATACATTTCTTAATCACATTTTTAATGGTTATCCAACGTTTTTTTATTTTATTATTCCCCGGAGAATCTGAAAATGATCATGAAAAAGAATAATTACAGTTCATAAATATTTTTAAACATTTTCAATCATCTTCATCTTCAATAACTCCCCAAGTCATCCAATCTCTTTTCTCTCCGTTTTGAATTATATTAAAAGCTCGATTCCTCTTATCAGCAGGTTCATCTACCACCGAAATTTCTTCAAGATTCATGTCATCAATCAGAGAAAAACAAAACTCACCCATATATTTTTTTCCAGAGATATGTTCACAGTCGACAAAATCTTTTCCACATATTGAACAAATAATATTTTTACTAGTACCTCCAGGACTTTGAAATAATTGAGGAGGAAATAGCAATTTTTCTAAGTAAAGTAATTTATTATAATAAAATTTTAAATCGTCTTCGTCCCCCAAGATATGCCTATCAACATAAGAAAACGCAACTTGACTAGCAATTAGTGAATCCCAAGCTTCATTAGGCTTATCTTCCTTTAAGAGAATCCACATCTCAAATTCTTTGATAAACCCTAAAATTAAGCATTCAAGTTCCAACACAAAATTTGCAGATTCTTCATCTTTAATATCAATGTAATGTTTTTTGATGACAGTTGCCTCATCCCTAAGTTTCATCAACTCTTGAAGCGCGGCCTCTTGAAACTCTTTCCCCCTCGCTAAAAATAAATATTTTTTATTAGATTCGATACATTTCCTCGTTTTCTGAAAAAATTCATCAATTTCATTATTCATTGTAAACACTTCTAATTATCTTTTTAATTTCTTCCAAATGTTCATCAGAACCTTTATAATGGATTCGTTTATAAGAACCTGACTTAGTTTCTGTAACAATATTTAATTCCATAACATCCTCACTTTTAGTTTTCTTCTTTGAGCGTTTATCGTGAATGTAACTTGAAATTAAATTAAGTAAAATCGTGCATCCTACCATGGCAATAAATTTAGCAGCGAAAAATAAAGTAGGTAAATTACTTTCTAAAGAAAATTGAGTAATAGTATTTCGGGATTCTCCTTCTTTTTCTAAAGGAGTTTCATTAATTTCATTATTCCTCATAACTTTAGTAACATACATAGACATAAATTCATATTTAAATTCAGTCTTGGATTTTACAGTTTCAAAATTTACGGGTAAAACCGTCACTTCAGTAGGAATATTACATTCTAATTCTTCAGCTCTCTTCTTAACATTGATGTATTCATAAATTTCAATCACTACATTTCCCCCAATTTCATTTTTGATAATTATTTAATTAGTCTGAGGCTACCAAAACAGTAAAAATAGAAATGCATTTACATAATTTATGTGTCAATTTGTTTGTTTGAGTTGTTTGAAATATTTTTTATTATCATTATAAGCCAATGATAACATGATAACTCCCACAATGAAAATGCCAATATCACCAAATAATATAAAATCTGAGTTTAAAACAAAGGCTATGCCTAAAATAATTAAACAGAATAATAATAATCCGCCCATCATGGTAAATAATAAAGGTATTGTCATTTTACGTCTATGGCCATGTATATCTATATAATTTAATTTGCGTCCACAGTTAGGACAGGTTTTGGCTTTTTTACTGAGTTGATGGCCACAATCAGGACAAGAAATTAATTTAGATTTATTATCTTTATTTTCAGTTTTATTTGATTTATTTTCATTTTTGGATTTTTGATATTCCTTCTTTTCATTCCTAGGGTTGTTAATTGGAGGGGTTTCAGTATTTATAACATCCATATTTATTGCATATCGTAAGTTTCCACCACAAGCACAAGTATCTGTGAAATCTTCTGGCTTTTCTCCAGGCTGAAGTTTATAATAGCCTTTACATTTTTGACAAATAAGATAACCCATAATTAATCCCCATTCTTCCTAGTTACCTGATTATTTTTTTTAGATTAGTTAGTATTAAAAGTTTCCAATTTTTAAATTTGGAGGAGTTCATTTCATGAGTAGTGAAAAAACCCTGGGCATTACCATTAGTGGAGACATTTCTGATATTCTGGCCAAGTTAGATGAAGTTATCGGTAAAATCCAGGACGTTCCAGATAGAACTGTAGAACTGGGATTGAATGTTAATGACACCGGCCTTGACTCATTAAAAACTGACATGGATGGAATAAGTGATAAATCCATAGCTGTAAATGTAGATGATAGTGGTTTATCCCAGCTTGCAATAGCTGCTGATGATGCAAGCAATTCGGTACAAGCCATCGGAGATTCTGCAACATACGCCTCATCAGACATCAATTCAAGTCTCGGGGCTGCCAGCCCTGCAGAATCATCATTAATAAGCCTATCAAGTAACGCTAACACCGCATCAAATGAGATAACAGAAACAGGGACCAGTGCTGTGGAGGCTGGAAATGAAATAGCTGGAAGTATGGGTGATGCTGTATTAACAATCGCTGCTGTTGGTGCTGCTGCTGAATTAGCAGCTCAACAAATCTATGGAATGAGTCAAGACATAGAACAACTATCAAATTACACAGGATTAACAACAGACGAACTTAAAAGAATGGAAACATCTTTAAGTAGTGCATCATTTCCAATATCAGATATAGATAGTTATCTAACTGCTTTAAGCCAATTAGGCGTTAGCGCTGATCTGTTAGAAAAAAATGCATATGCAATGAATGAAATTGCAGAAGGTACGGGAGCATCAAGCAGTGCGGTAAGCCAGTTTGCAAAAGACATTAAAGCATTGGGTGGAGATGTTTCAAACTTATCAGAATATTATGGTCTAGCTGGCTACGCACAAGCAAATGTTGTCGGGGGTTTAGAGGGATTTGCGAGTTATGCTAAAACATTAGGGCCTAAATTAACTGAAATGGGGTTATCTGCTGAAGAATCGACCGTTGTAATAGGGGCGCTATCCCAAAAGTACGCAGGAAATATGAGGGGAATGCGTAGTGCGGTCACCGCTGCAGATGGGGATGTAAACAAATTATATAGTTCTCTTGGATTAACTCAAAGTAGTGTGGATAGTTCTGTTGGTTCATTTGATAGTTATTCAAGTAAATTGACTGATACAGCAGATAGTGCAAGGGATGCACACAGTGACCTCGAAGAAGTTTATGTGAGTGCTCAAGATCTTGGAATAATGCTTGGATTTACAGGAGGAGACGTTCTTTCGTTCACAGGAATCCTCGCTGCTGCTGCTGTAGGTCCCTATTTATTTACTAAAGCACTCGACAAATTAGGCCTTACTGCAAATTGGAGTGGCAAATACATACAATTTTTAAAGAACGGCGTAGGTACTGTTGGCGATTTTTTTAAATCAGCAGGTGAATCTATCCTAAACACGATAAAGTCGTGGATGGGATGGGGTGATGAAGCAGGGAAAGCCAGTGAGAATGTTGCCCAGAAGATGCTTGAAAAAACAGCAGGTGTTGGAGATGTTGGTGAAACTGTCGGTAGGGCTGCTGGTGAAGGGTTTAGTAAAGGAGTGTCTGAATCTGCAACCCTCATAGATGAAGCGGGTAATGTCATTTGGAGAGATACTGATGATGTAATAGGTCGCGTATCCAGTCAATCCGTTAAAGCTGAAGAAGTTGGAAGTTTAATTCCAGAAGGTATCAGCAAGGGAATTTTAAAAGGTGCTCCTAAAATTGCCAGTAGACTTGCTGATGTTCTTCTAATTGTCACTCTGGGTTTGGACCAGTTGTATAATGCTCAGGACTATTATGAACAAGGTGTGGGAACAAATTTCATTGAATTATATGGGTTTGATTTGTACAAAGGTGTTCCTGTTGTTGGTGGGGCTATTCAATATGCAGAGGATAAAATAAACTCATTTTATTCATTTTTAGGCATGGGTTCTGCAAAACAAGCCTGGTCTAATTTGTTTGGACCGGATGTTGCTAATCAGGCCGGGGACTTTTTTGGAAGGATCCAGGGTGCTGCACGTACTACTTGGGATGAGTTGTCACATGGTAATTTCAGAACATTCACCCAACCATTTACCGATGGATTCACTTATTTGAGTACTTATGATTATGGTGCTGCCCTAGCTAATGCTCCAGCTGCTTTTGATAATGCTACTAACCAAATCGCATATAATGCAGGTCTCACACTGGGAACATTGTATAAATTCCCAGGACGAGCCTACACTGCCCTATTACCTACTGGGCAGAACATGTATAATGCTCTGATAAATGCCCCCGCATATCTTCAGGGAGCATGGGGGAATACTGCCATCTGGTTTACCAACCTCCCAGGAACACTCTATGGCTACGGAGCAAATGCCTGGAACGGACTCACCAATGGATTCAATTCTACTTATGCAAATGTTGCGGGTGCTGTGAACAATGTTCCAAATACGATTAATGACACCGTGACTTGGATTGGAGGTCTCCCTGGAACTCTTTATGAGTATGGTGCTAATTCCTGGAATGGTCTTACAAATGGATTCAATTCATCCCTTGGAAATGTTCAAGCTGCGGGAGGTAACCTGGTAGCAACAGTTCAGGGGGGAATTCAATGGATCATAGATCTACCAGGTAACATGTATCTCTGGGGTCAGAACATTATCAATGAATTCACCCGTGGCCTTGGAGATGCACTTGGAGGTGCTAAATCTTGGATAGAAGCTAAACTCGGCTGGTTATTCAGGGGATTTGAATCAGCTTCACCACCAAAAGAAGGACCTCTAAAAACCATTGACCTTTGGGGTGAAAGCATTGGGGGAACTTTCACTGACGGAGTGATAAGTGGATTATCCAGTAGTAAAAGCCTGGTTTCTTCTGCATTAGAAGATATTGGATTTAATAATATGGTAACATCCACGGCATTACCTTCTGCCACATCAATTTACAACCGTACTGGAGGGATATCTGTCCAGTTCACTGGTGATATCAAAGTTCCTGAAGGATCTGATCCGTTGGCTGTTGGTAGGGATCTTGGGCAAGGTGTAGTTGAAGGAATGAATGCTGCAAAATTGCAAGGGCAGGCAAGTAATGCTGGAATTCATGTAATTAACAGTAGGAGATAAACCTTATGGCTTATGTAAACTGGGTTATTGGTGGGTTAACTCCTTCATGGGTTGAACCTGACTTTAAGGATGACCGGTCGAACAAAACACTCACCCTGAAGTGTGCTGCCATCCAGGAGGAAATTGGTGCAGATCCTGTAACTGAACTGGACCAGTTTAATGCCATCTCCTCGGAAGGAATCACTAATACTTCTCTAGAAAATGGTGGGACTAACCTCCAGGTACGGGATGGTCAGATAATCTCAGTGACAGCTGATGATACTACCTGGGAAAGATGTGCATTACACAGTGTTTCTGTTCAAACCGATGATGGATATGATGGAGATAACCCAGGTAGTGTCCTGGAATATGAGTTGGTGATTGAATATGAGGTTCGAAAGGGTGGAGGAGTTTTCACTTTCACTCCAGATCCTCCCAACGGCTACCACAAATATGATGAAATAGAGTTTTATGAGTGGTACTACGAAAGTAACGGAGTTTGGGTTAAAGAAAACGCAGTAGAAACAAGTGGGGCTTATGGAACTGAGATTGGGTACATGAAGCTCACTGCACCTAAACCCATCAAATCTATAACATTCTACGGATCTGCATGTCTATTACCTGCAACGATCTATGTTCCTGGTAGTATTGAGGGAAGTAGGGATTGGATCTATAGTCATGATGACAACCAAAATCATCCAGACCAGGAGCAGAAATTTACTTTTGACCCTGTGACAGCACCAACAATTTTAGAAGCTTATACATCTGGCCATAGTCCTACGGATAATCCTAATCATGGTGCCTGGTTGAAATGGGTACGGGTGGAGTACATATGACTGTAACAGCTGAATTATATGGGAATGCGGAGAAGAATGCCTGGCTGGGTAAGATCAACTTTGAAGAAGATTATATCAAAGTAATGCTCTGCACCAGTTCCTATATTCCAGACCAGGACGAACATGAATTCAAAAGCGACATCACCAATGAAGTCACCGGAACCGGATATATTGCAGGCGGCCAGCGATTATTCAACTGCGCAGTGACTTATGATCCAGTTACTAAAAAAATCAAATTGGATTCAAATGACATAACTTGGCTGAGCAGCAGTATAACAGCCCGATGCGCTGTTTTCTATGTGGATACTGTAGGAGTTGAAGACACTGCCAAACCATTAATCTGTTACTGGGATTTCGGAGAAGACTGGACAGATACTGCTGGAAACTTCACCCTGGAATTAAGCACCGAAGGCCTGATAGTGAATACAGTAGGTGCAGAGGCATGACTGATGTAACCATCACCGGTCCAGCTGCAACCTCAACCACAACTGCCAAGGCCGGTACTGTTATAGTACAATCCCGGGGAACATTCCTCAAACTAATGGACAGCCAAGGTAACAGTATTGAAGAAGTGCACTTTGAAAGTGTCCACCCTGGGGAGGTTCCACGTATACAAGTATTCACAGTTGGAAACTATGGAACCGGAAGCACAGATATACTAATCGACACCAGAGCCTCTGAAACAAACCAACAAGGCCTAGATCTGGAAACTTACCTATCAACTTTTCTAAGTCTAGACGGCATCATCTACACACCCTCATTGGAATTCAGCATAGGCTCCAATACCATCCAAGAATTTTATGTGAAATACCAGCCACCCAGCACATCCACACCTGGAGAGAAACAATGGAAACTACACGTGGAAATCCCAGACACCGAGGAAACACCCACAGTTGAAAATAACTTCTTTGTAACCAGCACATCCCCGGATCCTCTTACCAATGTCGAGGCCATCATAACAATACCCTACGTTGAAGATGTCATGCGACCAGATTTCGGTGATATAAGATTCTTCGATGGAACAACAGAACTAGGATATTACATTTGGAGTAAAACTGATGGCATCAGTGCTACTTTTATCATAAAAATCCCTTATCTACCAGGCTCATCAACACCACTCGAAATCACAGTTTACGCTGGCAATCCAGAAGCCACTACCACTTCAGATCCATTGGATGTTTACCTTTTCTTTGATGACTTCCAGGGAGACACTATCGATACCACTAAATGGCCTAGTGGCAGTGGAACTCGTAGCGTTAGCAATGGAATATTAACCCTTACCAATGGAACTTTAACATTCGCCGGCACATGGACACCACCATTCAGCCTAGAACTAGGAATACATGAATACCTGGGTCAGAACGATTGGAGAGCCATGGGAATTAATCACGAAGGCCAAAGCTGGGACCCCGCATACTGGTTAGGTTACTATGTGAGTAACGGTACTCATTACCTCCAAAGTAACGGATGTACCACAGTAACTCGTGAACTAACTTATCCAACTGTTTTAGAGATGCGGATGGAAAGTAAGGACGTTTACAAGAACTATCATAATGGGGAATTGTACCAGGAGGCAACTGGCAGAAATTACAGCACACCACTAACATTATATCTCTACGCCGGATGGTACCGAACTTCTACCATGAAACTGGATTATGTCATCATTCATCATTTGCAGACACATGTTCCAGAGGTGGGCAGTCTTAAATTGTGGGAGCAGGTAAAACTTGACGCTGAAATCAAAGCAGGATTAATTTACAAATCCAAATACCTCCCAGGGATAACCCCTGAAATCAAGCATGGGCTGCGTATTGCAGGACATTATTATGAATAAAAATAATCTTTTTTTGGGATGTGATTAGAGATGGTTGAATCTGGAATTTATCATGAATACGAAAGTGAAGTTGAAGATGACGAAACACCTGGAATTATCAAACCACAAGCACACTGGAATGCTAAACATAAAATCATCATTAACAGTTATGATCTGAGATTAAGTTCTAATACCTCAATGGGAGGTGGAACAGAAACAACTCTATTAAGTCAAGAAATAGTTTTGACAGAAATGCATAAGTTCCTAATATTGGGAAAGGCCAAAGCAAGTGTTGTTAGTGCTTACGGATGTGGATTATACCTTTACAATGGCAGTACATTACTAGATGATAGTTACTTCTGGGAAAGTCAGGGAGGAGTTAACCAGGCGTTACAAACACAGGCTATCCTATCATTAGAAGCCGGAACGCACACAATCTCACTCAAAGGACAAAGTGAGTCAAACAACACAGCGACGTACTACAAATCAGGTACTAGTTTAATTATACTCCAATTAGATTAATCACTCTTTATAGGTATGTAAAAAATGACTGATCCTGGATTTCAACAGGGAGCTTTCCAGGGAGATGCTTTCCAAAGTAACCCTCCTGCAGCACCTATCGCAGATTTCACCTTGGACAAAAACAGTGGTCAAACTCCACTGGTTGTTCAGTTCACAGATACTTCTGAAAATTATCCTGATGCCTGGTTATGGGAGTACAATCTAGGCGGGGGCTGGAAGGTTTTCAGCAATGCAAAGAACCCAAGGACTAATTTTAACTTTGTTGGAACCTATAGTATCCGTTTAACAGTATCAAATGAAACTGGTACGGATACTGAAACTAAATACGATTGTTTATCTGTCACCGCATCACCCTATACTCCAACAAATATTCTCAAAGATAGTATAATCACCAAGAGAATAAATGAAGCTGCCACGAACCTTGAAACCAACTTATCTGTTGCCCAACCAGCCTATAAATTCTTAGAAGGAGATGAATACGAATATAACATTTATGACACTACTCAAGAAGAATTCACAGTAGTTAAAGGTGTTATTGAGGATGTTAACAGGGATTCCACGAATGGCACAATATACAAGTTATCCGGTAGAGATAAGGGCCGTTTATTTGTGAAACAACCATTCCAATTGGACTGTAAAGAACTGGATGGTGATGATTACACATATAATCAAGTTTTAGAAATGATCCTGGTTGATACAGATGTTCAGATTGGACGTGGCCAGGAACCACTAAGACCAGATCTAAAGATCACCACCAACAACATCATAGGCAACACCCGGTGGTGTGGCCAGTGGAACACCAAACAAGATGCACTGAACAGTTTATTTGAATCTTACCGAAAACAAGCAGGTTTGAAGAAAATAAGATGGTTCATCGACTTCTCAGGATACCTCAGATGGTTTGAAATCAACAGTGACCGGATGGGTGCAAAATACATCTTCAAAAACGATGACAACTTCATCAGTTTCAAACCTCAAGGAACAGCCCGGGAAATAATAAATGTTGTAACTGTACGTTATGGTGATGAATCCACAGGGGAACTAATCACACTCACCAATGAGACTAGCAGTAACCGGTTCGGGAAATGCATCAAACCAGACATAATCTCGGATACTAATCTCACACGGGATGAAATCATTGCAAAAGGCCAGGAAGAATTAGACCAAAAAAGTAATCCCATCTACAGTGGAACACTCGTATTAGCTGGTTTCAACCTCTACGAGCCCGGGACACAGATAATATTCCATGATGACTATGATCACAGTGACAAAAAATTCACCGTCGTGGACTGGACTTACAATGGTCCGGAAAACATCACAACCATGAACCTAACCACTGATGAAACCGTGATCAGCATTCCAAACGAGATAGAAGTTGTACAGGCCGTGGCCAGGAAAGAAGTCAGCTACATACAATCAGACGTGGGAGTAGTTACCAGTAAAAGTACCAGTAGTGACCGGATCACTTATATTTCAACTAGCACCGGAGTAAAACAGAACGTCCGGGACATTAACGCAGGAGACTAGAAACCCATGGCCGATTTGAACAATGGGGATAAAGTAATAATATTCCCTACCAAGGCCGGAACCGCAGCCCTAGGCCCTGGAGAAAGCCCAGAAGTAGGTGACCTGATAGCAGTTCATAAAACTATTAATGGTGACCTGGTCACCCATGGAAAAAGCGACATCACCGTGGGGGATAAAGTTATAATTGTACACACCCTGGATGGGGACCAGGTTGCCCTCCATAGTGGAGCTCCGAATCCGATTAAAAAATGTATGACAATTGCTCATGGTTATGGTGATGAATCACAGCCTCATTCTCCTCCTGATGACACTTACCAATACCATGCCACAAATATTATACTGTCCCGGCCCGTGTACCCGGAAGAATTACTTAATGTGGTTTTGAAATTCGGGCCACAGGAAGACACCCGTGGAATCCAACCCTGGTATCCTTATGGTGGGGTATGGATCGGTATATCAGAAGATGGGAATGATTGGTATTGGGCTGGTGGGAATCCATATATGACTATTCGTGGTCAGCCTGCATTCCATTGTGATGAGCATAGCACCCCACTTGTTGGTTTCAAAAGAGATGGTGGTAGAACCTGGTGCATATACAACTTCATGGAATCATTCTACCCTATTGGCCAGGCCAACTGGCCAGTAAACTATATCCATGTACATATCAGCCAACAATCAACACTAGCATTTTATAACTACACAAAAACTGGATTTACCAGTGCCCATCTTTGCAGTGGCCCTGTGGATGATGGTTGGTGTGATGTTCTGAAACTTATATGAATTTTAATATTTTACATGTTTAAGGTGGGTTCTTCTTCTTGGCGTATCAAGTAACCATTTTGGATTAACTTCGAAAATTTATGCTTTGAATATTTATTATAAGACGCAATGTCCGTGAATCTTGAATGAACATTCTTATCTTTATACCGGAATTCAGCTGATACTATACCCAACTTTTCAAATTCAGTAATTATACCATCTTTTTCAAGGAGTTCTTTTGTTTTGATGACCTCATCAGCATTCTGAAAAACACCAAGACATGGAATTTTTTCATAATCATAAATAAAATTGATAATTGGAATTGTAACCTGGGCAAATTCATATGTAACTGGTGGTGATACGGGACCTGTTTTTAAACTGAAAATAACATCTGCCATTATAACCTTCATTTCAGATTCACCAACCCCGTATCCTGCAACAACCTTATTGATTATACCTGAATATCTTTCAGTTATTTCGGGTATGTCTATTTCATCCAC